CCTTTTATATTTTTAGGGCAACGTCTTGCTCGAAGAATAGGAAGAGCTGGTGCTGTACGCGGCGCCGGAAGGGCTGGAAGAGTAATTTCATCTCCAGTAAGAATAAATTTTTCTGGTGCTACAGTTGTATTTCGTCGTGGCCCGCTTGATAACCTGTTAAACTCACCTAAGGGTGAGGTTGGGCGTTATCTCTTTCAGCGTGGTACACGTATACTTGTTGCGGCAAAAGGACAGGCTGGAGTAAAGACCGGACGGTTAAAGGCCTCGATCAACATGAGGCAATACCGCTCTGTAGGAGGCCAGTCACTTAAGATCGGTTCTCCACTTAGCTACGCGCTAATTCATCACGAAGGAACAAGACCTCACATAATTACGCCGGACAGAGCAGAGTTTCTACGCTTCTCTTCTAGGGGACGAGTCGTCTATACTCGGATAGTAAGACACCCTGGAACTAAGCCTAACAAGTACCTCGCCGACAACCTTTATTTGATAAGATAAGAGAATTGAGACGACCGTCTCGATAAAGACACAAACAAACAACGGAGGAAGAAACAATGACTAAATACAGAGACTTTGGCTCTGGCAAAAGCACAGGAGAAAAAGAACCCGTGACATTTAAGATTCACGGCGAGGAGTTCTCATGTCGCACTGAAATGCAAGGTAAGACGCTACTTGACCTTGTTGCTCAGTCAAGCGCGGAGGATCCAGCGCAGGCTGCAAAGACGATCGGTAACTTCTTTGAAAACGTGCTTGTTGAGGAAAGCTATAAGAGATTTAACAATCTTCTTACGTCTCCAGACAAGATCGTCTCGGTTGAGACACTTGCCGAGATCTCAGGTTGGTTGGTTGAGGTGTACGCAGGACGCCCGGAAGAGGAGCCAAAAGTCTCCTAACCTGGGGAGTTGACCTTTGGCCTTATGTTAATGGAAAAGCACTAGTGAACGGATTGGATCTAAAAGAGATGAGCGCATCGGACATGCTTGATGTTCTGCACTACTTTTTTGAGGATGACATGAACTATGCATCCGCAGAGCAGGCAGACGCCAAGGACCGCACGAGAGAGATCATCTATCAAGACTTTTACGGACACGTGTACGCTTACTCCAATACCCAGGGACGATCTAGTGACGGCTACTCTGCAAGTGGCCGAGGAATAACTAGAGACTTTAACGCGGCTGCTGAGGAAGAAAAGATAGAGGCGTTTGATCCGATGAAGAAGCCGCCTAAGCCTTTTGTTCCAGTTACTAAGGTAAACGCATCTTCACCAAAACCATTTGGATCAGTTCTAGACGAACCACTGTCTAGATAGTAAAAGATTAAAAACAGAAAGGAGGTGAGTAAAAGATGGCGATAGTAGGCGACGCATACATAGTTGTCAAGGCGATAACCACAGGATTTGAGTCCGAGGTTCGTCGTGCAGCAAGCGGAATTGATATAAATCGTGAAGGCCGCTCTGTTGGAGATACATTCTCTAGTGGTTTTTCACGAGGGATAGGCGATGGACTAACTAATTCATTAAGTGCGTTTGAGGCATCAGCTATGAACTCTAGAAAACAGTTTCAAGCGCTAGTTAGAACTGGCTACACCGTAGGACCTATTCTGTCTTTGCTTGTGTCTACAATTGGAACTCTTGTTTCCGGACTTGTGTCACTTGCCTCGTCTTTAGTTGCAGCAGCACCCTCGGCCATAGTACTTGCTAGTGCACTCACCTCGGTAGGAATAGCGGCCATAGGTCTAAGGGCCGCATTGTCAGGAGTTGGAAAGGCAATATCAGCCGGAACCAAGGCTAACCTCGCCGGAAAGAAAAGTACAGACGCGGTAGAGCAGGCGACTAAAAGACTTCTGCTTGCAACAGAGCGCGTTACCGAGGCGCAGGAGGACTTTACTAAGGCCGTTAAGGACGCTCAGGAGGAGATTCAACAACTTGGATTTGACGCGGAGGATGCAGCACTTGCCGAGAGCAAGGCAGCGATTGAGCTTGAGAAGGCGCGTGAAACTCTTCAACGCGTGCAGGATCTACCTCCTAACTCTCGTGCAAGAAGAGAGGCAAACCTAGCGTTTGAGGAGGCAGAGTTAAACCTTCGTCGTGCGAAGGACAGAAACTCAGATCTTCGCAAGGAGCAGGAGCGTCTTGCCACTGCTGCAGTTGCCTCAGGCACCGCGCAATTTGAGCAGACTGACACCTACATAGACGCTCAAAAAAGTTTAATAGACGCTCTACGAGATCAGAAGGATGCACAGGACGAGGTTAACAAGGCAAAAACTGGAGGCACCGCGGATACAAGTTTCCAGGACGCACTTGCAGATCTTTCAAAGGAGGCACAAAAATTTGTAAGGTACATGGTTGGTACCTTTATTCCTTCACTAAAGACACTTCGCGACGCACTTGGACAAGAATTATTCTCTCAGCTTGAGTCTAACCTAGAAAGACTTAGAACAGTACTTTTCCCTGCACTTCGTCCGGTGCTAGTTCAACTTGGTGACGATATCGGTAAGGCATTTACTAAGATAACAGACGGAATAGTTAAACCTGGAAATATCATTAAACTAAATAAGGTAGTTGTCCAGTCTGGAATAAGTATTCAAAGTTATGCAACAACTTTATCAAACCTGTATGAGTCATTTTTAACTCTTCTTGTTGCAGCAGAGCCTCTAGTAAATAAATTTAATAAGTTTTTAGAAAATAAGACAGCCTTCTGGGCAGACTTCTTAAATTTACAGGAAGCCTCAGGAGACCTTACAAAGTTTTTTAACAAGGCTGGAGATATAGCTGGAAGGCTAGGATCAATATTCGGAAATGCGTTTGGTAGCATTGCAAACATAACGAAGGCAAACTTTGCCCCTGGAGGCGGAGGGTACATACTAATCGAGTGGCTAGACCAGGTAATAGCAAGATTTGATAGTTTTTCAGGATCTAACTCAGGACAACAGACGTTAATTAAGTACTTTCAAGATGTTGCAGTTAACTCTAAGGCGGTACTCTCCTCTCTCGGTGCGTTTATCAATGTGATATTAAAGGCTGGAGCAGATCCTAACGTTGCTAAATTCTGGGATATCTTAAAGGGTGCAGCTCCTATATTCGGGTCTATACTTACTCAATTAAATGCATCAGGTCCTGCATTTGCAGAGTTTGTAGTCGCACTGTTTAAGTTTGCAGAGGTAACACTAACAACAGGTGCAATTCAAAACTTCTTTACTGTGTTAACTACGGCACTAAATGCTGTAACATCAATTCTTTCATCTCCAGCGGCTAAAGGACTATTTGATTTTGGCTCAGGTATACTCGCCGTATTTCTTGCGTTTGGAACAATTGGAAAAGTTGTAAAATTCGCAGGCGAAGTAGTAGCTGGCAGTTTAATAACAATAGGAAAATACTTTAGCTTTTTTCTAAATCCGGCAAAAAACTTAACAACTGCCTATCTTAATCTTGGAAAAGTAATTGGACCAATTGCTGCAGCGTTTGGAACAACTGCTGGACCATTCTTAGCAGTCGTAGGAGTTATAGCGGCTTTAGTTGCGGTACTTGTACTAGCCTACAATAAAAGCGAGATATTTAGAAATGCTATAGGAAGTCTTGTTGATGCTGTTAAGGGTGCGTTGGCGGAAGGCTTTAATCAAATAAATGACGCAATAAAAAGTGTAGCGCCAGGAATTGACGGAATCATGGGAGTATTTAAGGCCCTTGGAGACTTCCTAGGAACATTTATAGTTCCAATATTTAAGGTTATTTTAGTTAGCGCCATAAAACAATTTAGCACCGTTATTTCAGCCGTAATAATCGTAGTTGGAGCCTTAATAAAGGTATTTGGATCAGTCGCAGGAGTAGTTAAAAAAGCGTTTGATATAGCGATATCTGTAGTTCGTAGCGCAATAAATACGCTAATAAGACTATGGAACAGCACACTTGGTAAGCTAAAGATCACATTGCCAAAGATCGGACCATTTGGCGGAGGAACCATCGGGTTCCCTACTATTCCAGAGTTTGCTGAAGGCGGAACAGTATATCCTTCAGGACAAGGTACCTTAGCTCGCGTTGCCGAGGCTGGTCGTCCAGAAAGAATTGAGCCGCTGGATCCAGACGGACTTTCAAAGCGCGACAAGGCAATGATCAAGCTTTTGTCAAGCGGCCAAGGTGCAGGAATGACAGTAAACGTCTACCCATCACCTGGCATGGATGAGACAGAGCTTGCCTCGCTAGTTTCACGTCAGATCGCGTTCCAACTACGTCGTGGAGGTGCATAACATGGCAAGAAATAACCTGATAGTTAATCCTTCGTTTAAGACTAATACAACTGGTTGGTCGGCAACAGGATCAAGTACTCTTACAAGAATTACAACAGACTACTTCTACGGATCGTCAAGTCTACAGGTTGCAAAGGCTGCCTCATCAAACTCCGGTGCGGTGACGTCGTCAAGAATCTTAGTAACACAGGCACTCTCATACGCACTTGGAATATACGTAAAGATCGAGGCGTCACAGGACGCTGGAACTTTGGTAGGAAGAGTACAGTGGTATGACTCCGCAACTGCCGGAAGCTTACTATCAACGTCAAACACGATCTCTCTAGATGTTATTCCTGGTGATGACTGGGTAAGACTTACAGGAGTATTTACAGCTCCCTCAGGAGCGCTAAGCGCTCTCATCTCTGTAGTTCAACCTACCGCAGGAACCGCGGCGGAGACCTTCTACGTAGATGCCGTCCTATTTGAGCAGGCGTCATACCTAAACGAGTATCTTGACGAGCCAACGCAGGCGACCGAGACAAGACTTGTAGACAAGGGTCTATCACCGGTTCCATATCCAAAGATCACCGGACTAAAGTTAGACGCGGGTGTAAGTCTTGGATCTCTAGTTCTAAACACCATCGATGAAAACGGAGTTGTCTGGATATGCACCGACATCGAGGGTTGGTGGAACCACCCTGACACCGACGTGCAGGACATTCCTCGCGGCTACGGTGACGGATCGTACGACGTGCGTGGAAGATACCAGGCCCGTCAACTTACGCTTAACGGAGTATTTCTTGTTCCTGACTCATCATACGTTGCGGCGGCGCGCTCCAAGTTAATCGAGAACACCGACCTCGTATACGTAGGTGACTGGCTTAGGACAAACGAGAACCCTACCAAGGCCTCATACGTGCGCCTCTCCGGACGTCCCGAGATCACCACGGTTAATGCCCGCGGGCGAACAGAATTTTCAATCGGACTACGTGCTCCGGACCCACTTAAATACGAGTGGTACGAGGGCAACGAGCTAGGCTACAGATCGGTCGTAGTACCGGGGAAGAGTGCCTCTCCCGCCGTCTCTGGTGAGGGATCTGTTACAAACACGGGTAATGCCTATGCGCCCGTAGTTTTAGAGATCACAGGCCCTCTAACAGGCCCTGGAGTTATCCTAAACGTGACCACAAACGAGGAGATCACGATCATTGAGAGCCTACGCGGAGTCCTAACTCCCGCGGTGTCAAACAAGGCACTTACCTCAAACGTGGCAACCCTAACTACCTCAAGCGCGCACAGCCTTATCGCTGGAGATGAGATCGTGGTTACCGGAGTTGATGCCACGTTCAACGGAACCTACACAATTATTGACGTTCCAACTACAACGACCTTAACCTACTCCAAGACGGCGGCAAACGTCGTGTCGGCGGCGGTTAGCCCGACCGGAACAATTACCTACGGTCCTGACATACTGGAGATTGACACAAGAGATCACGAGGTTGCACTTAACGGAGATGCGATCGGCAAGAGAAATCTAATCGACGTTCTTGCGGAGTGGACCCTTCTTGCTCCTGGCACAAATGTTTTTAGCTTTATTGACGAGGGAGCTGCAAACGCGACGGCATCACTAACGGTGTATTACCGCTCCGCATGGCTTGGATAGTATAGGATACTCCAAATGACTCTACATACGACGAAGGATAGATAACATGGCTGCGGTTGACACGGTCTCTGCACAGTACCGTTACTTCACAACTGACCTTTTAACTAACACCGTGCTTGCGGAGATTCCATTTAAGGGTGTATCGTTTGAGCGCTCGATAAAGGCGGCAGGATCATTTAGCGGCAGTATTCCGGTGATTCCTGAGACCGCGTCGATGAACATCTATGAAAGCACGATGCCTGGAAGAACAGGACTCTACGTAGTTAGAGACCAGGAGTGCATCTGGGGTGGAATTATCTGGAGTAGGTCATACGACGTCGTTGATAGAAACTTAAGTGTTAACGCATCTGAGTTTACAAGCTACTTCTATAAGCGAAACATCTGGAATACCTGGTCGCACGACTTTGGCGCTAACGTGGTTGTTGCAGGCGGAACCTTAACCGCAACCTTACAAACTGCTACCTATGACTTTCCAGTTGGCTCAAAGATAAAGATCGAGTTCTTAACAACGAACATGTTTGAGTACAACGGATACTACACGGTTGCTACGTCAAACGGAGTTGATCAACTTACGGTAACCGGCGTCTCAATTCCAACAGGAACGTACCTTGATGCAACTATATACGCCCGCGTTGATACATACGACTACGTACGCCAACTTGTTGATGAGGTACTTGTTGACTTTAGCGGCACGACGTTTGCAAACATAGAAATTGAGCCTGCGTCCACCACCAGCGTTACGATATCTAACAAGGCGTTAACCTCAAACGTTGCCACGATGACCACGTCTACGGCCCACGGAATAATTCCTACGCAAACGGTAAGCATCTATAACCTTGATGCCACGTTTGACGGCGTGCACGACGTTATCTCGACGCCGACCGCAAACACATTTACCTTTGCCCTCAGCTCCGCCAACGTTGCGTCTGCCGCATTAACCACAAACTCAAAGAGCATAACAAGTAAAAGTATAACAAACTTTGTTGGCACACTAACTACCTCGGCAAGTCACGGTTTTAGCGTTGGCGACACGGTCGTTATCTCAGGTGTTGACGGCGCGGCGAAGACCGTAACGAACAAGCAGCTTACCTCAAACGTTGCAACGCTGACCACCTCAACCGCGCATGGAGCAAACTTGCAGGACGTTGTTACGGTATCAAGTGTTGACGCGACGTTTAACGGCGTGTACTATATCGAAGACATTCCAAGCAACACAACATTTACGTATGAAAAGATCGCGGCAAACGTCGCGTCTACCGCCGTCGTTGGCGGAAGCGTATCAATCGCCGTTGCTATTCCGGAGTTTAACGGCGCACACACGATCATCGAGACTCCCACGGCAACAACGTTTACCATATCACTCGCGAACACCGACATGCCTACGACCACCGTTACAGGTGCGACCGCCAGCGTAACTCCAACGGTTGACGTTGGAACGTACGGTCCGTTTCCTGGAAACTCTGACATCGACATCTCATACTCAACCGAGGACTACAGCGGAAAGAACGTGTCAAACACAACCTACAGAGGATATGAGCTACGCAGTGTCGGTGAGGAGCTTGACGAGTACTCTGACACAGTTGATGGATTTGAGTATCGCATTGACTGTCACATCGAGTACGTTGGAAACATTCCGGTGTTTACGAGAGAGTTTGTCTTAATTCCGATTGATTATCCAAATCCTCCTGCCGAGGGAGAGGTGTCTCCTCTAAGTAGGTTTGGTGCGGATGAGCTCGTGTTTGAGTATCCTGGAAACATCATTGACGTAACCATGGAGGAAAACGCGGAGGACTCCGCAACTAGATTTTTTGTCGTTGGAAACATACCTGATCTTGGCGAGGATGCATCTCAGCCA